TATATAAATAAACAACAAGGAGTGATCTAATGGCCGAGAAAGATAAAAACCAAGTGATAGCCACTCAACCTGGTGACAATCCGAATCCGCCTGATGGCAAAACCTATTCTAAGACGGAAGTTGACAAGATGGTAGAAAAAGCGGTCCGAGAGGCTACCGGCAAACAGGGGCAAACGTTCAAACTGGAAAAAGACAATCTGAACGGTAAGATTAAGACCCTGACTACTGAAAACACTAACCTCAAAGGAACCGTTGAAGGACAAAAAATGGAGGTTGAAACAGTCAATAATACTCTTGATGAGTTGTCGAAAGACGACCCTGATAAGAAAAATATTGCTCGATTGACCCGTGATTTGACTTCTGCCAAGAAGAGTGTTCAGGTTGAGAAAAGAGAAAACGCGGCGGCAAAAGTTGAGATTGAGGCAAGCAGAAACGATTTAGATACAGACAGACGCGAAGTCTTCATTTCAAAGATAGCAGCCGAATATAAAGACAGCAATATTGAAGCACTCACAGAAATTTGCGATACGTTTGGAGTAGGGGCTGACATCGATAAAATCCGCAAAGCGGCAGAAACTAAGTGGGAACCATTGAGTGCAGAACCAGAACCAGAGACACCCGATGTTCCTGTAGATTCTAACGATAATAGCGGAGGCGATCACCTTTCCGACACAGACTATTTGACGGCCTATGGTGAAGGTAAAGTCAATGACCACGCCAGGGCTGAAAAAATACTCGCAAATTTGTAAAAAGTGAGGGCTAGTTAAATGGCTACAGGAAATACGACCACTGATGCATTAGCCGATAGTTTACCCACTCTGATTGCTTCGGCTCGAATAGTAAGGGAAAACGAGGGTGTTATGCCCCAACTATGTGACAGGGTTACTTTGGGAGAGGGCGTTGGCCTATCCTGGAACGAGGTAAGTCTTGCACAGTTGACCGCCCAGGCGATCACGGAAACTACCGAGCTCGACAACCCGCAGCAGCTTGAAGACTCTCTAATCACGATCACACCGACCGTGGTGGGGATAGAAACTTTCATAACAGATAGGGTTGCTGCACGGATCTCCAAGAACGCACTCGCCAGAACCGGTGCTTTGGCACAGAACGCAATCCAGCGGAAAAAAGACGAAGACGGCCTCACTGCCCTTGATGGTGCTACCACTTCGCTCTCTGGTGCTGGTACCACTCTTGCTCATGGCATAATCAGCGCTGCGGTGGTAAGGATTAGCTCTAATACAACTGAGCCCGGAAACCCGCCTTACAACTGCGTGCTGCATGGCTACCAGATCAGAGATATCTCCGATGAGTTGACCGCTGGTATAGGCACTTACAACGTGGATAAAGGTCTTACCGCGAGGGTGTTCAGTGAGGGCTTCAGGGGGATGATCGGTGGCGCGAAAGTATATGAGGACGGCAATATCGGCATTGACTCTTCGGACGATGCCAAGGGCGGTGTATTCGCCAGAGAAGCCATTGTCCTCGTACAAGGCCGTGCACCTAGGGTAGAACCCAAGCGCAGACCGGAGCGTGGCGGCGGCGGAACTTCTCTTTACCACTATGATGAGTATGCCTACGGTGAGAGAAGCGCCGGAAACTGGCTGTATGAGGTATACAGCGATGCAACCGCACCTACTAGCTAGAGCTAGTTAAGACATAGCCAAAGAATATAGAAAAAAGATTGGAGATTAAAGAAATGTCTTATGGAGAATTTGGAGTACTGGAAGTAAAAGATCACTTTCTTGGCTTTGAGACGGCCACAATGGGAACAACCATGCTGCCGTGTGGTAGCAATGGCGTAAACTACGTTTCGGTAAACGAGGGTAGTTTTGCCGCAGTCACGGACGAACCTGGTGGGGTTCTTCAGATCACCACAGATACCGGCGATAACGACAACTGCTTTCTGATGATTGGCCCATTCAAACCCGCCGATGGTGGGGTTGTTATGGAAGCCAGACTGAAGATGGCCGATATCACCACCGGCGCTCTGTATGTGGGCTGGACGGAAACTCTCGATGCCACGACTCCGGTAATGCCGGCTGAGTTTGCAACCGCTACCATGACCTATAACGGGTCTGGTGGAATTGTCGGTGCACAGTTTGACTCTGATGGCACAACGGACGATTGGCGTGCTGTATTTGGTGACGGTGGCGCTGTTAATAGCGATGCCGATGCCAACGGCACCAGAGCCAATGAAGCGGCTGTCAACGATGAATACGATGTAATCCGTGTGTTTGTCGGGCCGAGTGGTCGCGGTGAGGTTTACCTGAACGGTAGACTTATCAAAGCGGTGGACTCGGTTGTAACCACCAGCGATGTCGGTTGGATGTGTCTGGGTATCGAGAACCGATCTGCCGCCGCAAGCGTGCTGGAAGTTGACTACTTCCTCGCCCGTGGCTATGTCGATTGGACTGTATAATTGAATAATAGGCTTCGCCGGTGTGCCTGAAACACCGGCACCTAAAATCAACTGCGGTGTTATCCGCTTTTAGGGAGAAATCAAATGGCGAAGAATACAGGTGCAATAAAACGTGGCTGGACCTAGAGCGAAAGCGATGAAGAGCTACAGGCATATTGCAATGGCACAAAGGTATTTAGTATCCACAAAACTAACGGATTGATTGTTGAAGTGGATGGTTTCGACCTTGCCGGCCAGACTTTGACCAGTGTAAATGCTTCTGGGTCTACTGATATGACTACCTGGTTGGCCGCTTCTGCTGGCGCCGATGGCTCTGATGATGAAGATCCGAAGTTTGCAATAGCAATTAAAGTCGGCGGAACTGTAGCATACGTTCCTTGTTTTGCAACTATCTAAGCGAGGTTTATAGATGCCAGGTGTTGTAGTTGGCACTCATTATGTGATTAAAGATGAGCCTTGCATGGGGTTGTATGAGATAAACGAGCAATCCCTAGGCAACAAAGGCTTCCACCGTTACCAGATCGTGCATGTGGTAAGGAATGATCGACCGGCAGAATACCGCAAAGATCTGGGTCCGGTTTCACAATTCAAAGGCATCGATCAGTTACGCATACCTGGCGGCGTGGTTGACGGTAACAAGTTTCAGATTTTACACACAGTAGGGGAACTAATGAACATAGCTGATGATTTGAGGGGTGATTGTCCCTTTGATAAAGCGGAATTAGCTGGTGTCCACAGAATAAAAGACTAACGGGAACCGATTAAAAATCGTGGAGGACAGTCTGATGGAAACACAAACAAAAGAAGAAAACCAAGCAATCGTAGATGAAATGGTGAGAGACGCGGAAAGCGCACCAGAACCAGGGCTAATAGCCACAGAGAAGGTTATTAGCGATGGTGCCGAAACCTCTATGCCAATGGTGGCAAGCAAATTAACGAGTGCCGGTTATGTGTATATATATGACACTGTAACGCATGAGCCGAGCTTAACGAACCGGAACATGCTAACGACGCAGTTAAAGAAAAAGCGTCCAGATGGGTCAAATGTATTCACCACGCACAAGCCAAAGGAAAAACCATTCAAGGGTGCTCTCAAGTGCATGTTGCACGAAGACAACCCTGAAAGAGCTCATTATAATGAATTGGGATTGCCAACATGCAGAAAGAGTAACTTGACGGCGCCATTCCATGTAATGAGGCATATGCAGACTAGGCACAAAATGGAGTGGGGTATCATAGAGAAAGAGGCCAAGGATATCAAAGAAGCCGAGGACAGGGCTTTCCAGCGATCGATGATTACAATGGCCTCAACCGGAGCGCCGGAAGAAAAAGCTCCGCTTTATGTCTCTGATAAACCAGCCAAACCAAAGGAAAAAAAGAAGAGGCGCAAGACAAAATAGAATAAAGGGCTTCGGCGGTGTGCCTAAGAAACATCGCTACTTTAAAAAAGGAGTGTGTGTGTAATGATACACAGTTTATGGAAAGACGCAGTAATCACAATAGCAACTGACGACGATTTAACCGCAGAAGTAGACCTAGAGAAATCATACGAAACCCTGATAGTCTTAATCCCCACCTTAACCTCATCCGATCTCACTTGCTATGGCTCAGAAACCAAGGGTGGTACTTACTATGCGCTTGGGAGCAGTTTGACCGTTGCTGCGGGAACTGGTGCTTATGCCGATATATGGAACATAGGTGGGTTTCAGCACATCAAGATAGGAACTTCCGCAGGACAGGCCGCAGACAGAACCTTCCGCGTATGCGGTGTAAGGAGTTAAGCCATGCTTTCAAAACTTTATATGCTATCACAGTTGGAAGATATTTTTGGCATAACAAATACGTGGACTGCTACACAGACGTTTTCTGACGGCCTTATTGTTGCCGATAATAAGGTGGCTGCTATCGGTACGACCAGCGATGGTGTTTTATACCTCAGAACAGCGGTACTCAATGC